AGTCATGTCAGATTGTAACAGAGCGAAAGGGACAGGTCAAACCAGAGAACCCGGGTATCTGCCAAGCGAGGCGCTCCATTTCCGCCGTGGCCTCGTCGCGCTTGCGTTCCCACTCGCAGCGCACGTCCGCCGGCTGATTGTGGTCGAGGGCCATTTGCCAAGCCTCTTTCCAGGCCTCGCTGACGCGCTGATACTGTCCTTCTGGGCTCATGTGTCGCAGAGGAAACTGAGCCACGCAAAGAAGGCAGCTAGCGGAGTGCGGCACCAAGGCCCGCACCCTTTCCACGGAGGCCCGGCAACGATTCTCCACTCGGACAACAGGCCAAAGAAAATCCGGTTGCGCTCAAGTCGGGGAAGCATGGACACAAAAAGTGGGCCGGCACGCTCCCTGTTCGAAGTTGCGTGCCGGCCCGTGAACAGGGCGCGTTAGCTTCCCGTGATTTGCTTGATAAACGAGCGCAGAGTCTCGCTCGTCTTCGTGCCGGCCTTGAGCACCGTGACATAGGCCGTGTTGCCCGTGCCGTAGGTCTTCAGCTTGGTGCCGCAGGTGTAGGTGAACGACGTGTAGCCGTTGGCGGCGAGATGCCCGGCCTTCTTGTCGTTGCGGATTACGGAAGCCCCTTCCGTAAACAGTCCGCCCTTCATGTCCAACGTGGCGAGAGCCCATTGCTGGTCTTCACACACGAAGGGGAAGAAGATGCGGTCGGGGTCCTGCAAGGCGTCAGGCTTGCGGATGAGGAACAGAGCCGTCGAGAGAGTCTGAAACTCGCGGGACGGGATTTTGTTCGCCACCTTTTCCTTGTGTTCCTTGCCGTTCAAGGTGCCACCGGCCTTCGCCACTTCTTGCAGCGAGTGACAGAGCAGGCCCTGCTGGTCGGAACCATAGGGGACCTTCTCCACGTATCGGTCCTTGCGGAAGCCGATGACGACGAGCGTGAGGGGCGGCGTGCCGGCCTTCACGAGCTGCCCGTCTTGGATGACTGGCGGCGTGTAGATGGAGATTTGGTCCTTGAGCACAACTTCGCCCAGGGCAAAAGCAACGGCAAGGTTGCTCGACTTCTGAACGATTTTGAGCTTAGGGAACTTGATGTCCGCGAAGCCCAGGCTGTCCTCGTTGAAAGGAAACGCGGGACCTTGCGCCGGAACAGCAACGTCGGTGCAGACGGGGTTGCCGTTTTCGTCACACGGAACGGCGGTCTGCGGTTCGGACGATTCCGGGGTGATGGTCTCCGTCGCGTCGACGGGAACCCCGGGTTTAGAGAAACTCACCTTACTCATTTGGTTGTCTTTCAGTTTTGGTTGTGTTGTTCGAGATACGCAACAGCGCGCATCAGAATTTGCGGATTGTCTTTAGCCTGCCCCAACATCACGTTGCAGCTATTACAAAGCAGTGCCCTTACTTTTCCAGTTTGATGATTGTGGTCAACGCAGGGAGACTTCATCACTCCTTCACAGATAGCACACAGTCCTGCCTGTTCGCAAATCATAGACTCATATGACTCTGCCGAAAGACCGTAGGCCCGTTTCAAATGGCCTCTTCGTTGAAGCAGTCGGTCCTTCTCTGGGAACTTCCGAACCCATTCCTTGCAATAGGCATTCTTGCAGCTTTTGCACCAGGACTCCAGGCCTCCCGCCTTCTTAGGGTTGGCACAGAACCCCGCCGGAGGTTTGCTCGCACCACACCTACTGCACACTTTCATCAAGTCACTGCTCACAGTTTCATCACTAGGATTTCTTGACCCGGTATGACGTGACGGTTCGTCGAGGTCGACTCGATGAACACCACGAAGTCTTTGATTTCGCCGGGAGCAACTTTGATGTCGCCGCCCGCCGGCAGGTTCAGCACTTGGCGGACCTGCTCAAGCGTTCCGCTGAACAGTCTACCATCGGGGACCGTGCGAAGGCAAATTTTCTTGTTGGCCTGCAAGGTTTCGGGCTTGATGAGCTGGTAGTAGGCGGAGCCCACAAGGTAAGGACGATTCGTTTTCTTCTCGACGAACTCCCGAATTTCCTGGCGCGGACTCGTGGTCGGGTGCGCGAAGACGGTGTAAGGGTTCGTGACCGGCAGCAATGAGGCCACAACGTCCTTGCGCTTCGCCTTCACCTCGGCAGTGAAAAGCCCGCGCGTGCTCCGCTTGCCGGCGGCGCGCATGGTCATGTAGTTTTGTGTGGACTGTGCGACGGCTGTGCCCACTTCCTCGACGTTGGACACGTCCCACTGCATGATATTGCCATCGGAGAACCCTAGGTTGCGGCAGTCAATGCGACCACGGGTGTCGGGCACCAGGGCGGCGATGGTCCAGTTTTCCTTGTGCTCCAGCTCGCGGATGCGTTGGCCCAGCAAGGAATTGAGGGAGGGTAACCGCTCCGTCTCTTCGCCGTCGGTGATGGCGTAGACCAGAAAAGCGTGGTCGGCGTGCAGTTCCGGCGTCTGCGACAGGTCCATCAGAGCCTGAAGCGTGGCGCGCACCAGAGGCGTTCCGCCGTCGGGATTGTATTGGCCCTTGAGGGACGGCAGCCGCAGCACGTCGCGGTCGTAGACCACGCATCTAATGTTGTGCTCCAGCTTGCCGAGCGTGCGGGGCTGATTGAAAATGTAGAGAGAAACGCGGGTCTCCTGGTTCAACTCAACAGAGCGCTTGGCCAGCATCTTGACTTGTTCATCAAAGACGCGGACCACAGCGGATGCGTGCGTTCCCATCGAGCCGCTCTCGTCGATGACGAAGGCGATGTGATTGATAGGCGTGAGTTCCAGCTTGGTTGGTGTGTTTTTCATAAATTACTTCGCGGCAGTTTTGCCAGTGTCTTTATCTGTCGCCATCCGTAGCGTCGAGTAGGACTGTCCCATCTCTGCTGCCCCTTCGTCAACTAATGCTTTTCGGAACGCGTCGGAGGTCTCGGACTTCTTCCCGCGGGGAGCCAGCAGCTCGATGATTTCGTCCAGCGGCGTGATTTTGATGTCGTAAAGGGCCTCGATTTTCTCGGCGTGTTCTGCCGGCACGAAACGCTTGGCGATGTCGCCCACCTTGCGCGGATGGAGTAGCTTGATTTTCTGGCTGGGCACCAGCACGTAGCCGTCCGGGATGAAGTCTTCGTCGTGAATCGCTTTCTGCGTGGCGTTGCGCCGGAAAGACTCGGCCCACAGCTTGACCACCTGGGCCAGCTTCATGCCGGCGGCGACCTGCGCGGGGTCCTCAAGCGTCACCGTGTTGATGTCGTCGGGCACCACGAGCGGCGCGTATTTCTTCCCTACTTGGATGGAGAGTTCTGCGACCTTGGGGCAAAGACCAACCAGCGAACAGAAAAGACAAGTGCCAACCGTCGCCCTCGCCATAGAAAAATCCGCAGGATTCTTGCCTGCCTCGACGGCGCGGGCAACCACGGTCCGCACTCGAAGGAGAAAAGCATCGGGAACAGAGATGTCAAACGTGTGCTCAGACTCATGGTCAATGTGGGGTTGGAAAAACAGGACGCGGCAGGTTTTGAGGTTTGGAAACTTTCGCTTGAGGCCAAGCATGTAGCTGATGCCTTGCAGGTTGTCCTTCGCGTCGGTCACGGCGTTCTTGCCGAACTTCCAGTCGAGAACCTCGGCGTGCGTTTCGTCCGCGGAGACGATGCCGAAGTCGAGATAGCCGGCGGTCGTGCCGAGGTAGTGGTCGGGGATGGTGCTGCCCTCAGGGACCTTGATGCGAATCACTTCATCATCGACGGGCAGGTAGACCTCGCGGAAAATCTTTGCGCCCATCCCGAACTCGGCGATGCGGTCGGTGACCATCTCCTTGCACTGGGCCACGACAAGGGCCTTGTGGTCTGGGATGCGGTTGTCGTCCTCGTCAGACTCGACGGCATTATGCTGAAGCGTTCCCATGATGGACGCCTCGTTCTCGGACTGCGTCGGCTGATACTTGGGGCAGGCTTCTCTGCACTGAAGGGTAGACGGCGAGAAGGGGTGATGGATTCTGTCCTCGGCACTCATGTCATCTTATTAGCGGCGCAAAAAATTGCTTGCTCAATAGGTGTGGGACCAGGGCGATTTGTCAATCACCGTTTGTAGAGGAAGGTCACCGTGGCCGTGATGCCCAACGCGAAGAACCAGTAGAACGCGTCGCCGACTTTCCGCTCGTAGGACCAGCGGAGGATGTTGAGGAAGTAAAGCGTCATGATGACGTAGTTGAACAGCTTCGGGTCCAACAGGAGTTTAATCAAGCTATTCATGGCCAGTGAAAACATTGGGGTCAGCCATCTGCGTTTTCTCGGCCAGATGGACCTTGTAGAACTCGGGGAAGCCCGCCGTCACGCCGCGGCACACCTGCTTGATGAAGTGGTCGTAGAGGCGCTGCTTGATGAACTCGCCTTCCTCTCGCACGAGGTCTGCTTGCAGGTCCACGAGCAGAGGCCCGATGTCCTGCGGAGCGTCCAAAAGCTTGCCGTCGTCGCGCAGATGCTGAATCGTCTTGCGCCAGCGCGCCTCGGTCCTCAACTGGACGATGAGATTCTGCACCATGTCCGCGGTGCCCGGGTTGGACTTCTTCCACTCGCCGCCGTGGCGTTCCTTGAACTCTTCGCTCACGAACTTGCCGATGAGAATCTTCTTGTCCACGCCGAACCGCCCGTAGTTCTTCACCACGAAGCCCTCGACTTTGACGCCGCCGAGAACGCTCTCGTGGCCCAGGAAGTTTTCCCGCTCGAAGTCCGCGATGCCGAGCAGCGTCCCTTCACGGAAGCAGGGCACGCATTCGAGGCCCAGACGGTCTGCTTCGGCGCGTTTCTCTTCTGGGGTCAGGTAGACCTCGGGCCTGGTCATCACATCGAAAAGGATGATGTGCTGCTTCGGGATGCGCGAGTAGGCCAGCGTGTTGTGCTTGGGCTTTTGCAAATACTCGCCGCGATAAGTCCAGCCGGGATGCAGGTCCAGGCTCCGCGCCACGTCAACGCCCTGGGTGAAAAGCTTGGGCACGTCGGGGTAGTGAATGTCCTGGCCCTTGGAGCGGCAGGACACGGTGCCGTCGTGATGCCGGCACATGCTGAACTGTGAGCCGTCGACTTTTTCCTCGACGACCACCGGGCCGGCGAGAAGCTCGTTCAGGTATCGGTGCCCGAGGGTGTAGATGGACGGGTAAGACGAGAGAGGGTAGCTCATGGGATTCGCAGATATTTTGCTGCACGCTCCAAAACATCTGGTGAATCCTTAGCGAGCCCAAGCATTCGATTGCAGGGGCCGCACAAAAGTCCACGGACTCTCTTAGAGAGATGACAATGGTCAACCTGTGGAGAACTCATTGGGTCCTCACAGATTAAACACCGCCCTTTTTGGCACGCAAGCATTTGTTCGTATTTTTCTCTTGAGAGGCCATACCATTTAAGCAGGCAACGGTTCCTCTCTTTTTTAGGGTCTCTTTTGTGTCGCCTTCTAGCGGCGGCATTCACTTCATTTTGATGAGCGCGCTGGCGCTTTAGAGAGCGCGCCTTTAATTCTTCCCGGTGCTCATGATAGTATCGTTTGAAATACTTTCTTTTGTCCTCCGAGTCCGCGTAAGGCATCTATTTTTTCCTTGGGCGAAAACCGGGGTTATGCTTGATTGCAGCTAGCAAACGCTGCTGCGCTTCGGCCTTCTCCGGCGTTGTGTCCTTCGCGAGCGTCCGTCCCGTGTCCTTGTTGTAGACCCGGACGTGTCCCTTCCTCAGTGTTTTGGTTCCGTATGGCATTGTGATGTGGGGTTGTGTGTTCAGGCGCGAGCCAGCCAACCGCGATGCGGTCAACGGCTGCACCACAGAGCCAGCCCTCACGCCAGAGTCGCCGGATTTTGTGGGCGAATCGGTGGAAGGCCGGGCAATCTTCAAAGCGCACGCCGCGGGCTTGGTCTTCGAATCCTTGAAGCCAGTGATTGAAAACGGTTCGTTGGCCCGGTGTCAGAGCCAAGTCGGGGTTGTCGGTGACGGTCAGTCGCTTGTTGTCGATGGAGAGTTTCATCTAGTAGCTTGGTGGATAGTATTTCATAACGCGGAGAGTATAGCGGACAGCTCGTGTTCCGTCAAATCGAGATTTGAGGCCAGCAGGTCACCGTCGTTGAAGGCGTCCTGCTGATTCAGTCGGACCACCAGCCGGCGATGCATGTTTTCCTCCCGGGTGCCGGCAGCCAAAATCATGCGGTAGAGCGACTTGCTCTGCGAGCCGATGCGCGGGAGCCGCCCGAAAACTTGGCGAATGTTCACTGCCGACGAACAAGGCGAAACGTGGCCGATGCGAGGAAAACCACCGTCGACATCGTGAAGAGAAATGCAGATGCCGCCAGCAGCAGAATTGCAGTTGAGGCAACGGTCGCGGTTAGCTTGGAAAGAGTCAATGTTATTCTGGCGGCGCTTAGCACCCGCGGCCCCCACTTGCGAGCCGTCAACGCGGCATTGGGTTTTGAGTCGCTTGCAGAGTTCATCCAAGGTCTGAGTGAAGGTCACGAAGTTGACCACGCTGTAGCCCTGGTCCATCGCGTCCTCGGTGAGTTGCACGAAGATGGGCACCTTCAGCAGCTCGATTTCTTGGAGCGAACGGAGGATGACCGTCAGGTGCGTTTTCTTGTCTTCCGCGGCCTTGTCACGCAGCGCGCGGATTGAGTCGTCCATCTGTGCATAAAGCTTGTCGATTGCCCGGCCCTCGTTCAGGTCGTAGAGTTCTGCGGTGATTTGGCACTCGGGGAACCCGGGCAGGTCCCTGGCGCGAACGCGAACACCGTGCGCGGGAAAAATCTCTTCGTTGAGTCGCGCCATCACGCGCTTTCGCTCGTCCTCTCTGCCGGCGAAATAAAAGCCCCCGTGCGGCGAGGGTCGGCAGTTCCAGCGGCGCACCCAGGTCCAGAAGCGAACGCCCTCGTCCAGCTCGTGGAGGTTCAGCGCATAGCCCAGGCCCTTGAAGTCGAGCGGGCTGTCGCCGGCAGTGGCGGAGATGCCGACGATTTTGAGGCCCTGCCGCTTCGCAGCAATCAGCATCTCGGAGTTGAGAGAGTCCGTGGCCTTGTAGCGGTGGACCTCGTCGAATACCACGGCTTTCACCGCGGGGTGGAAAAGGAACCGCCCGTAGTTGTGCGGGATGGTCTTGGTCTCGACGCAGTGAGCGGGCCCGTAGGGACAGGGCGGCGTGCCCTCGTCAACCCAGCACTGGCATTGCGTGCATTTCAGGCGCGTCTTAAGCGGGCCCGTCTTTGGAAACTGCCAGCGACCAAAGGGAGTCCGGCCCGTCCGCAGCATCTCGCACCCGATGGCGTCAAACTCCACGCCCAGGTGCGTGCCGGCTCGAAGCCACCCGGTCTTCGCGACATCGGGGCAGACCACGAGGGAAGGCAGGTCCAGCTCACGCAGCACCGCGGCACCGACGTAGGTCTTGCCGGTGCCCATGTCCGAGCCGTCGAGGGCCGCGCCATCCTTCTTGATGCAATCGAGCAGGTGCGCGGCTGCGAGCGGTTGGTGCGGCTTGAGCCCGGCGGGATTCATTCACAGGTTGACCTTGACCACCTTGAGAGAACCCATGCACAGGAGACCGTCAACGGGGACCATCCGGCCCTTCGACTGCGGTTCGAGGAAAAACCATTGACCGTCGCTCCTGCGAATCACAATCATCGCATGGTAGACCAGTGGGATGGCATCTTCACCCGGGTAGAGTTCTGAGATGTCCCCTTCGAGCTGGACGTATGCCACGGCAACGGCGACCGCGATTCGTGCTTGGAAATGCCGAAGGGCCCACACGTCCGCCCAATGCTTGAACTCTCGGGCGAAGTTGTCGCAATCCCAGGCCTCTTCGACGTAGGGAGTCCACTCCTTGTGAGCAACAGCGAAGGCAACCATCTCGTCAATCTCTGCCTGAGTCGGCGAAATGTAGAAAGAGTCCTCCGGGCCCAGGAGCGTGTCATGGGGCATCTTCCATTGCAGGCATTGCGTGATGTCATCGGCTATTTCACTCCAATCAAGGACTGAGGGGTAGTCGGGTGTGGGTTCAGCTTGTGTGCTGAGGGCGAGTGCGAGCACTAGACTCGCGAGAAGCGTTTTCAAGGCGCTGTTTCCATTTCTTTAGCGCGCGGGGTGAATTACGCAGGAGGTGTTCCCGAACAGACGAGGTCTCCTGAAGGAGGTCGTGAATTTCGGGGCAAGCGAGAACCTTGTTTCGATACCAGCGGTGCCATTGACGGTTAGTGGTGCCGACAGGAAGATAGCCACCAGCGACGGCGTGCTGCACGAACTCGTCACACTCGCCGGACAGCCAAGTGCGGAAAAGATAGAACCATTCGGGCTCAAGGCAGACCACGTATTTGTCTGCCCAGCAGATATCAGACGGTGCTACTCGGTTATCGACGGCAATCGAGCGACTGTGCAGCAAACAGCGCTGCGCCGCATCGCCACCGCGCATCAGCGCGAGAAGTTCTCTGTCGCCGCGGAGAGTTCGCCACCACTTCACGAGGTTGCCCACAATGAGAGCACCCTTGAGCGGGTGCAGCTTGCCCTTGGGCCCGTCGATTTCCGGGCAGCCCCAGTAGCCGACATCGTGAAAGATGATGCAAAGCCAGCCGGCGAGGTCCGGCCACTCGCGGAAAAGCTTGCGGTAGGCCAGGGCCACGGTCAGCGGGTGCCAGATGAACTGGTGGCAGCCGAATAGCAATGACTTGGTTCCGATTTTCATGAGCCCAGCGGCTTGACCAACACGGGGACGAACGGGGGCAGGAAGGTGGCGAGAGAAGAGTTCTGCACACGTTCGCGGCTCCACGCATAAAACTCCGAGCTGCGAAGAAGCTTCACGGTCTCTTCGGTTCGCTTGAGTGGGAGATGATTCTTCACGGCCCAGGCGAAAAGCTTAGCGTGATATTGTTCGAGGGTCCCATCATTCGAGAGGGTCTCATCGCAATCGTCGGGCCCGTAGGTCACCGTCGGGTCCACGGGAGTTCCCGGGCGGTCTACCCACACGATGCGGTCGAACAGCTTCTCGGCCTTCACCGCGTTAATCTCGGCGATGTCGCGGAGGCCCGCGGCAATGTCTCCGCTCTGAATCACCAAGCGCGCAAGATGGCACTGGTCAGCGAGGCGCAGCTTGTCCAGCTCGTCCTTCCAGAACTGCCGCTGCTGGTGCCGCTGCTCCCAGGCTTGGCAGGGATGCACGCCAAGCACCTTGGCCATGTGAGGAAGCCCGGCCCAGGAAAACGAGCCGGCGTAGCGGAGCTGGGTGATGCGGCCTAAGAAGATTGCGGCTTCGTCTTTGCCGGCACGTCCGTATCCGCAGAACAGAATTTTTTGATAGTGCATAGGAGGTCTTCGCGATGGTGTGAGATTGCAAGCCATGTCAAGAACCACTCGGAGTCATGCCATGCCGCCCACGCGGCGGGCCGAGAGAAAGACCCGAGGGGTTCTGACTCGGGAGCAATTTCTTTCCGTATTCGTGCGGCAACCAGGAAGGAAGATTCCATTCGATTTCAAGGTCGTGCGTCTCCGCAAACGTCCGAAAGAACGCCTCACGGTATTCTCTGAGTTGTGGTGTGGATTTCACGACGGGTTATCGGTTTGAGTTGGAGCACGACTTTCGAGTTCGCAGAGCTGGGACTGAGCGAGCAAAAAGATTTCCAATAGCTGAGCCTTCGAGATGTTCCGAATCAGAAACATGCTTGGGTAGGGCGTGTCCTTTATCTGACACGTCTTGAGCAGCTCTCTGATTTCGGCCAGAGTCACGATGCGGCCCCTTCCTGTGCCTTGGTCCTGAACTCGATTTCCGTGTGAATGCGCGCGAAGCACATCAACGCGTAGTCGTGCAGGGGCCGATACTTGCCGGCGGTGTAGCTGTCGGCACGCGCAATCAGATGCTTGAAGTGCGACGAGTGACGCGCGGCCTGCTTGAGCCGGCGGATGAGCTGGTGCATCGACAGCGTGCCCAGCTTCGCGATGTATTTCTCGTCGCGATTTTTTGGGGGTGTGCCGAGGCGAATGCGCTTGCTGCGATAGCGAGCGGCCCGCTTCCTCTCGCGCGCCGTTGCACGAGTCTTGGGGTTGAAGAGGTCCTTCTCCGCCTCTAGGCAGAGGTTCGGGCTCTCGTCGGTTGTGGTCGGAGGATTCGAGGTGTTCATGTTGTCTTGTTAGCTACTTGTTATTTACCATTGCAACCGCGTTGGCGCAAATTTCACAAAAGGCCCAGGTCTGCTTTCGCTCTGGGTCGGCGAGGATGAATCGCCGCGCGCGGACGTTCTTTCCATTCGCCTCGGTGTAGGTCACGACATCGAACTCTGGACCCTGTATCTCGACAGAGTGCAGGCGGCACAGCTTGTTGTCGCAGAAATGCACCATCACTTCACGGGTTCAGGGGCGGGAGTCTTGGGGGAGAGTTTTTGCTTCGGTGCCGGCAGATGGTCGGGCGGCGTGAACACGGGCGCGGTGACGCGAGGTGGTTTCGCCGGGCTCTTGGTCGGAGCAATCGGCACCGGATGATTCTTCAGACGCAGGGCCAGCTCGCGCCCGTCGCTGCCGAGGATTTCCTGGACGATTTGCGGGAGCCGCTCCACGGGAATGCCGGCGTTAACTTGGTTGGAAAAGCGCGTGGCGTTGCCGGTCATGCGGTCCTTCAGCGTGAGGCCCACCATGCCCTTGTCTTGCAGGTAGCGCAGAAGAACGTCCTGGGCCGCGCCTTCGAAGAACACGGTGCCCACCTCTCGGAAGGCCTCAGCGCCGCTGCCGTCAGCGGTCGGGCTCTCGGTGAAAAGCTGGCGTAGCGTCATCCCCGGGTAAGGGTTGATGAACTGTGGCGCGTCCTCGCGGGTCTCAATCGTTGAGCCGGTGCGCCGAACCTGACCGGGCTGCACGTTCGGGTGCAGTTTCTTCAGGGCGAGGAAGAGGTTTTCGTAGTCCTTCTTGGCATTGCCAACGAGAGGGGCTTCGACGGTGACCGTGCCGGGGATTCCTGGCACGCTAAAGAATCCAACGATGAATGATGGCATACTGGAAAAGAGGTTTGGCGCGGGGCCCGATGTCAACCCGCAAAGACTTGGCTGGAAGCCATCATGGCCTTCTCAAGCCGCTTTGTTTCCCGCTTGCTCTGGCCGGGCCGGCTCTGGCACAGCTCCCACTGCTGGCGAGGTGTGCGAGAGGCGCACTCCCGCTGCCGGGCTTGGGCTTCGCTGCGCTTCCGGTCGCGCTTGGCGTGCAGGATGTCCGAGCAATAGCCTTCCGTTTTCACAGGGCGGCTGGTGGTTCCGACGACTTTGTTCTGAGGGTATTTTTGCATGGTTATTGTTTACTTAAATAGTTTTCTGCTGCGTGTTTCCACCCGGGACGTTCCAGAGCCTCGATTCGCACGTTACAATAGTGACAAAGCAGGCCCCGAACTCTCCCGGTTTTATGGTCGTGGTCAACACAAAACTTCTTTGGCTCCTTGCGACAAACCGCACAGAGGCCCCTCTGGCTTTTCAATCTCCGCTCGTAATCATCTCGGGTCAACCCATAGAGTTTTTGAAGATGGGGGAGCACCCGAGCGCGCCTCGCCCGTTCCCAACCAATTCGACGCGCTCGAAACGCTGGGTCTTTCATGCGACGATGGTAATACCGTCGGTAGTATCGACGACGGGCTTCGGTCATTGCCCGCCCTCTTGTAGCTGTTTCATCCAATCGGGGGCCGGCGCAAAAAGGTCCACCATCTTACGGGGTGCCACCCGCTCATTTTCTTCGTTCACCATCCAGCACCGTGTTTGCCAGTCGGGCGTGATGCGGTTGACGCAACCAAGGTCCGTCTTGCCAGCCACCAACCTGGGTCCCATGCGTGCGTTGTCCATAAAATAGAAACGCCCTTCCCACTGGAAAAGCACAGCGGCATGGAAGTCGCGGGCTCCGCCGAACTGCGACCACCCGTAGGTGATGCGATGCGCGGGAATGCCCCGCTTGTGCAGCATCCGCACGGCTTCCTTGCTGAAGGGGTCGCACTGGTTGTGCTTCATGTAGTGTGGCAGATGCTTGAAGGACGGAGGCGGAGAGGCCAGCGCACACCAAGCCGTCGAGACGCACAGGAGCCAGATGAAAACTAACACGGCGCGAACGTGGCGAACAGCCGAGCAGGCACGCCACACGGAGGTATTTTTTTGCTCTTTCGTAGTCATTGTGAGGGCCATTTGTTTGTTGGTTGCTATGACGTTTCGCGCCGCGTTAAAAAGGGGTGTCGTCTTCTATGGCAGGAGCAGGCAAAGCAGGTGCCGGCTCGATTGCCTCTTTTTGGTTTAAGTTGACCCGAATGAGTTCAGCAACGAACTCGCGCTCCAGTTCCTTGGAAAAAACATCCGGGTATGCGTCCGACCACGAGTTGTCGCGCGGGCAGAAAACCTGCCATTGCGTCGTAGCGTAGGGCGGCATCAATTTAACCGCGCCCGTGGCCACGTCCACCTCACGGGCCAGCCGTCGGCATCGGGTCCCGTCGTCCGCTACGCACTCAGAGCATTGCAGTTCGTTGTCCGGTGTCAGGTGATGTTCGATAATTGTCATACGCATTTCACGTCTTCCCATTGTCCGTTGTTGGGCAGGGCATCGCAGGGCATGGGAACCCAGCGCTGCAACACCGCGGTGATTTTCCCAGAACATGCCTGGGCCGCGAACTCGTCGAGGTCGTCGCTAATCGAATTGAGGTGCTCCGTCGCGGCCTTCTCGGTTCTCGCCCGGATGGGCTCAACCACCGTGTAGAGAATTCGAAATTTCATTAGGTTCCGTAGGTGCCCCAGCTCGGCATTGAACTGGGCTTCAAAAGCGCGTCGTCGATGAGCGGTCGGTTGCTCGGGACGAACTCGGTCACGGAGATGATTTTCTCCACCATCCAGCCATGCTTGGCGCGCACCGCTGCAATCGCCGCTTCCACGTCCGCCGCCGGCACGTTGATGTCGCTGAACCTGAGTTTCCCCTTGCCCCACACGATGTCGAATTTTTTCATGTTAGTTGATTCCAAGTAGCGTCAGCACCAAAACTGCAATCCTGCAAACCACCGCGAGCCCGAGGAAGCTCAGCGAAATTATCCATCCTACGTCGCCTCGTTCGATTCTCATCATGGCTGAATGTCGCACAGGTCAATCTCGGCGTCAAGAGGCCCGGCCTCAAATTCTTTTTCCCGTTTTCGGGTCGTATCCCATCATGTAAGAAAACTCGTTAGGTGCGTAGTCCCAACAGTTTGCGTTGGCGTCCATCCACAGCTTGTGAAGCTTGCCCACGTTGCCCGAGGCATATTGCACCAGCAGCGTGCAAGGCCAGTTGTAGAGCCGCTCCAAGTCGTCGCCGGGCTTCGGGTCCCTGTCGTCCACTGGGAAGGGGTTGAACTCCTGGCGCAGCACCTCAGAGAAGGCACAGCACCATCCCTCACCCCAGCTCCCGTCATGCTTCATCAGCGGCGCGTTGCCGGCCACGGAATGAAACACCTCATGCCACAACGCATCAACGCCTGCCGGCCACATCAGAGAGATTTTCGCGGTCTTTCGCGTGTCATGCGGGGGCCACCACAAACCACCAAAACCGCGGCCCTGAAAAGTGTTCTGGGCCCGCCAAGAGATTTCCTCAATCTCGATGAACTCCCAGGCACCCACCCAGCGGCGCGCCTCCGTGATGATGTGGTCGAATGGATTCACTTGGTCAGGAAGCCAAATAAGATTTGCGGAAATCCCGGACCGTGAACTTCAAGCCCGGCCCAGACGAATGCAGGGCGAGGTTCGCTAGCTTGGTCAGGAAGCGATTGAACTTGATGGAGTTGTCCTCGGTAAAAACGTCGTGCATGGGGCTCAGCCTGTAAAGGGAGCCGCCCACTTCAGCGTTGGGCGCGATGCCGGTCTCGCGGAGATAGGAGGCGATGAGGCAGCCGCCGTTCGACATGTAATCGAACACACGGTTGTGTGCCTGCTTGGCGAGCCACGGCTCGAATGTGGTCTTGTTGATTTTGAGGGGCCTGATGGTTTTGGTTTTTCGTGTTTTCATGGTGTGTTGTTATTTGAGTAACAGCCCGCCGTAGACCGACTTGTGGCTGTTGTAGCTGGTGTTGCGGATTGAATCGTTGCGGGCCTCGGGCGTGCAGAACCCGCGCCAACGGTAGACTTCTGTGCCGTCGGGCTGGGTCTCTGACCAGATGTCGCAGACCACGAAGCTGTGGCCTTGGACGTAAACAGTCTGGCCCAGGTGGTAGGGAAAGCGGAGGCGCTCCTTCATGGGTCAGCGAAGATACGCGGTGTAAAGGCCCCCGCCGTTATTGGTGAACGCGCCGTTCCAAAGGTTGGAGGCGTCTCCCTCGCGAATGTTCCCGCGCGCGTGCTTGGCCGGTCGGTTCCAGCCGGCGCACTTTAGGATGTCTCCGTTGGCGAGGTCCACGAAGGCGAACGCGGAGCGCACGGTGCCATCAGGCGCGACCGTCACGAGGCGCGCATACTTGCGCCCAGGCTGGACCGAGATGCTCTCCCAGTTCAGCTCGCACTTCGGATACGTGGCCTTGAGGCCCGCGGTGTGGCGAGCGCTCACGGCACCAACGAACAGTTTCAATTCGGCATCGGTGACAATCATGTGATTATGTGTTGGAGGGTTGACGGCTGGGACGTTCGGAAACTTCGGTGGACACAATGTCCTGCGCGACGTGGTAGGCCTTGGACAGGCTATCCTGCAAGATGCCGGCGCGGCACGGGTCGAGGCGTTGTTGGGTCTTCACGGAGACGCCCGCGCACTTGGCAAACCAAGCAGCGTCCTCGGCATTGGCGAAAGAAACGGTGACGGTGTGGATATTCATGTTAGGAAATGGCGAGGAACTTGGAGTCGGCAGGGAACAACGTGAGCCGGGCCCACTCAGCGCGCGACACCGTGGCATACACTGGCTTGGGCACGAAACCGTTGATGGGCGTGTAGGGAAAATACTGCACGCGGACGGACTCGCTGGTGACCTCGGTCACAGTGGCGCTGTAGCTGCCGCCGTCGAAGCCCGCGAACACAACAGAGGCTCCGATGTCTTTCTTGGTGAACTGGTGTTTTCTACTCATGCCGATAGTTTACCACCGGCTGAGAGAACTGCAAGTCCGTGCTCTTACTGCTTGGAAGGTAGGGGTTTCCCCGGTGACTCTGGCACCGTGTTGGCGAGGGCTTCTTCGAGGTCCGCCTCAATGTCCTTGCGGTCAGTGGTGGAGATGGATGACCACCATTCATCGAAGCCGGCCCGGCCTTGGAAAAACTTGAGAACCAGCTTGGTGAGTTTCTTCGCTTCGGTCATGTGCCCTCCGCTGCCAGCTCTGCCCCCACGAGTGCGACAGCAAGCGAGCCCTCTCCGGGTGGTGCTGTCCGAATCATGCGGCGAATGTGCTCCGCCATTTCGGTGATGGTCTCGCGCGACTCCGCAGGTAAAATGCTAATCGCACCACGAATCATCAGCAGAGTTTGTTCTTCTTCGCTCACAGGAGTCCATTCTCTTCGAGGTATTTCATCACGAGGAAAATCAAAGCGAGAATCAAGAACAGAGTTATCCAGGTCATAGGATTGATTTCAGGTCGGCGTTCCAAAACACTCTTTGGAAGTGCGCGCAGTTTTTGTTTTCACACCACAGGGCCTCGGCCCCGTCCCACCAGATTTTGGATTTGCACGCAGCGCACACAACCTTGTGATGCTCTCGCGCGCGAGGCTCAATGTCCTCGTCGATGCCGATGGCTGGCTGTGGCTGGTCGCAGGGCGTGCTCATGGATAGTCAGAGTGGCCAACGAGATGAAAGAGGTTTGGATGAACCGGAAGCATGATGCCGAAGCTTTCTCCGCCTGACACACCACGGTTCTTCGCTTCCCAATACTTCGCCCCGGTGTGCGGGTCCGTCTTGAGCTTCGACAGCTTCCCGAGCCAGTAGCAGCCCTCGCCGCGAAACTCCACGATGTCACCGGGCTTCAGTGCTTGGGCGTCGGTGGTGGTCATCGGAAAAAATAAGTCCAGGCCGGCGCACCTGGGTGTTGGAGCCGCCAGATTTTGTAGTGGCCCGCGCACAGCCCCGCAGCAATCAGCAGGAAGCCCACACAGATGGCATAGAATTTGAGCGTGCCCTTCACCAGAAAATCCTCACGAGGATGATTGCACACGCGAGTGTGAAAACGAACTGGCACCAATCGTTAGCATCCCAATTTTTCATTCGGTTACGGTTTTGATTTCTTCGACATTCTTGGTCCACGGAGCAGAGGCCTGCACGAACGGGGGAATCGCAGCGACGGTGTCAGGGTCCTCGATTGGGCCCAGGCTCACGGGCGTGGAAAAGTGTGGCACCATTGGTGTGTAGCTGTTCGACGTGTCCACCTTGCACAGACACTGACTCTTCGCCCACTCCTTCTCGAAGGCCTGCTTGACCAGCTCGTTGCCGGCGCGGTGCATGAACAACTCAAAGCGTTCGCGTAGGTTGTTATGATGGTTGATGAGTCGGATGATTTGCCGGCGATGCAGACGCAAGCCCAGCTCAAGTCTGAGCAACCAATAGCTGAGTGCAGCAACGACGTGAAGGACGACAATGGCGAGAACCAAGGATGTCATGAGTATTTCTTAATGAACTTGTTGCCGCGCTTTTTGAACCCGGTGAAGTCCTTCTTGGGCCCAGAAAGCTTGATTTTGCTGAAGTTTTCGAGGAATTTCTGGCGGTTGCTGGTTCTGTCCTTGTCGCCCTTGCCGGGTCCGTCGAGGCCAAAGTTTCTGTTCCCACCCTTTGCTCCTGTTCGATAAGCCATACTAATCGCTTCTCCTTTCGTCAAACCAGTGTTGGTCACGCCGCACAAAGTTCTTCTCGATGGGCTGCCACTGAAAAACATTCGCTTCACTGCCGGCACGCGCGTAGAACGGCAGAAGCAACTGCGACTTGTTGCCGTCGATGCTGCCGTCAGGGTCAGCAGCGAACAGCACGATGCCACAGAAATTCGACGGCTGCTTGCTCAGGGCCACGCAGTCGGCCCATCTCCAAAAGTTGGTGGTGCCGGCCTGCATCTCCCAACGCTTGAGAACATCGTCATCCAAGTGACCGGCCACAAAGACATCGAGACGCTGCGCCGTCGGGATTGGCAGCTCTTTGATTCCCAGCTTATCGGCAACGTCGCTCATTGTAGTGCGGCGAGCCAAGCGATGAGGAACGATGCAAGGGTGCCCTCTTGTTCCAGCTCGTCGATGGTTGCGATATCCACGAACTGGCGCTCCGTCATTTCAATCCTGACGAAGTAGTGAGTCTTCCCGTTCACATGACGACTCCCCTTCGAAGCCGACACCAGATACTGCGGATTGAACACCAAGTAGGCGTAGCGAAAAGGTTTCATGCGAACCAGAATCCTCGTGGTTGGTCGAGAGAGCGAAAGCACTTGCATCCGCAATACTCGAAGAAGTCCGTGAGTGAGCGCTGTTGCCTCGGGTCGAGACCGGCCTCGGCTTCGGCAAGGACCGGCGACGTGGCCGGAGTTTCGTTAGTGACGATTTCACGACCGAACTCTTCCTGCTCGATGCGCTCCTTGAATGCGTCGAAGTGTTTGTCCGAAGTGTTGAACGGGTCCCACTCATTTGCGAGCCGCTCGCACACGCGCTGATGGTAGTGGTGCCACTCCATCGTGCGGAGTATCTCGGCCTTAAGCTCGTCGAAGTCGAACGTGCCCACCACGCAGAGGTAGGGCATCTTTTCGGGGGTGACAGACAGGCTCTGCGCCGTTGTCAGTGCGTGGTTGAATCGGTCTTGTGCGCTCATGGAATTACGAATTCAATGCGAGCCAGCTTCACGCCTGCGTGCTCGGGCCCGGCATCATGCAGCACGAAGTTGAGGACAATGTCACGCGCTCCGAACGAGCCGGTGACCGTTGGGATTGCTTCGGCCCACCACAGCTCAGGCACATGGTCCTCGAAGTGGACACGGACAACAGCCCTATCGCCCCGCTGATGCTCGCTTTCGAGTTCAGCGTCGACGAGTTGACTCAGCACGCGCACGAGGTCTACGGCTGACGTTGGTGTTGGGAGAGGCTTGCTCATAATCGTTTCACTTGGGAGACTGTGCATCAGGTGTGGGTGCTGCGTCAACTTTAGTCCCACCACTGTCCGGCCCCTCAACCACCACGGGCTGAAAAGGCACCGTTGCGTTCTCGGGCCCCTGGCCGGCATCGGCGAGCTGCTGCATCTGCTTCTGGCACTTGAACAGAAAGTTCACGCCATCGCACAGCATCTGGGCCACCTCGGGCTGCCGACACGTAGCGAAAAAGCCCGGCTTCGGTTCCTTGGTGGCGTCCTCTTCCAGGTTCACGCAGATGACGAAGATTCCAGGGCGCGCGGGATTACTCACCCACTCGCAGATGAGGCCGCTTGTTGGGAAGGGATAGAACTTGACCTCGGTGGCTTCCTTGTGGAGCTGTTCCTCGCTCACCTCGGTCTCAGTCTTTTTGTAGTCGGCACCCTGCACCACCACCTTGTTGGAGGCGTGGGCGACGAATTGGTTTTTGATGTTCTCGATGTTGCTTGCGGTGGGCAACAGCGGGCGTGAGGACTTGCGAGGTGCGGGCTTGTTTTGTTTTCTCATACGCGTCCGAGTTTGATGCGGCGCAGTTCAGTTTTGATTTTGGCGAGAGCCCTTTTGTGGGCGTTGCGTTCGAGTCTCACAGTGCGGCGATACGCTTTCATCTCAGCAGTGCGAGCGTCCAGTAGGATTTCTTTGCGTGTCATAAAACGAATTCAGGGTCTTGGAGCACCGGCTCAGGGAACACAATCACCTTCTCATCGCCTTCGTATGTCGAGAGCCTTCCACTGCCTACACAAACCACAGCGACAAATGGATAGTGAACTTGGGGAAAGATTTCACGGACATCACACACGAGGAAAACATCGCATTCGTTATCCACGAATCGGAAAAATACACCAGGGACAACTTCTCTTAACGGGATTGCGTTCATGCTTCGCTTTGGTAGTTAGTTGACTCACCGCTCTCGCACTCGACAGAGGGCCGATTGTTAATCAGGTCCATCAACATCAGTTCGAGCTGGTGCTTGCGGTTGTTGATTGAAAAGGCTAGTGTCTCGCATTTGTTTGCTTGCACGAGCACACCCGCGATGGACTGCATTATCGCATTGAAGTCCGCGGCATACTCAGACCTCACGCCGCAGTCGGGCACGCGGCATCCACGGAGATGGTTCAGGTGCTTGGCAAGAGACATCAGGCGGTCAGTGGTCGGCAACTCTTCAATCTTCGCCTGCACCGCGCGCACCTCATGGACCCACACCAAAAGCTTTCGATTGCCCTTCTCCTTGGCCACGCGTTCCCACTCATCCAGGTCCAGCTCGGGCTTGCTCAGGTCACGATGCTGATACAGCAGCGCACTGTGCTCATTGATGAAGTCGAGCAGCTCGTGTGACCACTGCTTCTCATCGGCCAATCTCTCAAGAGGATTTTGCTGCGCGAACTGCGCCGCTTCGAGGTAGGCTTCGAACGTGCCGTGTGACCAGGGAATCTCAAGGTAGAACTTGCGACGCAACACCAGCTTCCAAAAATCACATTCGAGTGCAGCCTCCTGGCGCGAGAGAAAAGCGGTGGCGAGTGGGAAGCGCTTTGCCGTGTTGGGTTCTTCGCTCAGCTTCACCTTCATGCGCGTGTCGTTCACATCCTGTGGCGTGATGCCGTAGCAATCCGAGTTGAACAGGCCCACTGGCCGGCCAAACACGCTCGGGTCGCGGAGCACAGGCGAACTCACCTGAAAGCGAAAGTGGAAGGGCGTTGCCGAACTCGGCAGGTTGCAGTAGACGTGGCGGAACTTGTTTTGCACGCTCCGAATATATGTGGCGTCAGCACATCGCGTCAACTTACAAATCAAATTGTCCACAGTGTCACAGACACTCGTTCGCCAGACCCCTCCAAGTCCTCTCTAACCCTTGACTAATCTACTACATGATTCACATATATACTTATATGATGTATAGGGTGAAGGGACCAATAGGACTTGTCCTACCTTGGCGAACGAATGTCAGTGACACTCGAACAGTCAAGGCATCAGGGCCTCAAGACTCGCGGGTTGACAAGTTGGGCTATCGCCCATTTTGTTTTGAAGACGCAAGGGCACGAGACTGAAATGGACCAAGAACCTCAAGACCAACGAGACGAGCGAGACCACGAGGGCGAGCTGTTCAGCGGCTCAAGCGAACGAGCACAGCAACTCTATCGCGAGAGCAAGCGCGTGCGCCGGCTGACTGAGCGCAAGCTGTGGTGGCAAGCGAATGGCGCAAAGCCGAGGGAGCCCGAAAAAGAGGGTTGACAAGTCTAATCTTCTTACATTTCTTCTGTGTGAAGAGTAAAGAAGAACGCGTAGCCGTTGCACATGCGTATTATCTAAAGAACAAGGAGCGGCTACGTGAACGCAATAAGGCATGGCTGTCGGCCAATCCTGGCAAGACTGCGGAATACAGCCGGAGATTTAATGCGCGTCACCCCGAGCGGAAGGCAGAATATTATCGCCGGCACAGGATAAAACGGGCTCACCAAATTAACACTGCCCGGTTGAAGCGCAGGTATGGGATTACGTTAGAACAGCTCGAACAGATGAAAGTGGCACAGAACAACCAATGCCCAATTTGTGCCCGAGGGCTCACCAAATCTCATATCGACCACGACCACAAAACAGGAAAGGTGCGGGCCATCTTGTGTCCGCCTTGCAACGGGGCTTTGGGCCTGCTTCAAGACAGCTCACGCATTGCATTCCTTGCAGCCTCTTACCTCCAATCACATGGCAAAGCCTAAACCATTCGACAAAAATAAAATTGATGTGGCGCAGGCGTTCCTCGTCTGGATGGCTACGGTGGGTGATAGTGAAAAGACAGCAGTTGCTTTGGACCTTGAGCCAGAGCATGTCAAAGCGCTCGCAGATGAGGAGGGTTGGCACGAAAAAATAAAGCGTGTGAGTTTGCAGAGCAAGAATGGCAAGCCGGGCGACTATGAGCGAATGGTGAATCGGTGCCTCAACTTTGTCCAAGCCCAGACACTTAGGCAGAACATCAATCGGCTTCTGACCGAAGTCACCAACATGACCAACGATGAACTTCTTGCCCGCGCTTGCGTGAGAACAAAGACCGGCGACATGCAACTCAGCGCCAAGTTTTTCGTGGACCTTGCCAATGCTGCTGAGGCCGCACAAAGAATGAGTTATGCCGCGCTTTCGGACACAGCCGGTGAGAGGTCAGACCGCGAGAATGATGTGGGCCCTGGACAAGGCGCGAATGACATGCACGCAGCAATCATTGCGTCTCTCTCGAACCCGAGCCTGAACCCGCACACGGTTACGCAACAGCTTATAGTTGAGGCAAATGAAGAAGCCAAATCACTCGCTTCAGCAAAAGAACGACCCGGCGCATCCGAAGCTCTACCCTGAGCGAAAATCGAGCGCGCAATTCCGCAGGTCCTGAGGGCCAGTGAGACAGAATGGCACACCGAAAGTTGGGTATATACACCCAATCCAGTGTGCCAATATGATACACCACTCGCAAGTCTTGTAGTCTCAAAGGCTTACAAGCGTTCGAGAGAGTTCTGTCCTTGGACAACGGGCTTCGAGACCAACTAGGCAAGGATTTCCGAGTAGAAAAGAGGGTGGCCAGCGGGGGCACCCGGGGGCGCGAAGCTCGCTCGGTGATTGGCGCGCTGAAGAAATTTCCTTCTACGGGGCCTGAGAGTGCAGAAATCTCATTGACGTTGCGTCTGAGAACCACACTCTCTTGTTGTGCGAAAAAACTCGTTCAAGGTGGTCCGGGACACCCCGGAGAAACTTGGTATGACCCAAGAGCAGTGGGACAGTTCCGAAGAGTCCCAGCGTCGGCACGACAAATGGGGTCACCGTCGGAGGCTCCGCAGGTTCCAGGAGTCAAAGGCCGCGTCAGCCGGTATGACCTGGGAACAGTGGCAGGAGCACAAGGCGCGACTCCGAGCCGTCCCGCCCTCTGAACGCGCTAGGTATCTTCGGAACTACCGGGCGACCCCCCGCGGAAAGGCGGTTTTTAAGGCCGCAAGCCTGAAAAGTCGCGCGAAAGTTCGTGGTGTCTACGAGGCCCTTAAGCGGGGGGCCTGTATGGATTGTGGGGGGCGTTTTCATAGCAGTGCAATGGAATGGGACCATCGGGATGGGGCACAAAAATCTTTTTGCCTCTCCTATCAGGGGCGGGAAGGGCGTGTGAGTGAAGCGGTTCTTCGGGCCGAGATTGCCAAGTGTGACCTCGTGTGTGCAAACTGTCACCGAGTCCGAACGGCGCGCAGGCGTGCAGGCCTCCCCGCGGTGCTCCCCGCACCCGAATACGAAATTTGACCAATGGGCTTGACACCGCGCGAACCTGTGGCATCTTAGGCCCATGATGATTCTGTTGTTTAAAATCGTGGCCCTACTGATTTTCGCCGGGTGGGTTGAGGACAGGCTTGGAATTCTTTCTCCCAAAAACTCGGAGCCCGGCCCGTCTAGAGTGCCACTCCCTCCATCAGCCCCGTCTCTCGAATGGTGTGGCGAAACCAAGCAATGGGTCAAACGCTCTCATGGGAGCCCGGTGACGGCGGCAAGGACTGTGGAAACCAACGCCGGGTGTCCCCCAACTCTTCCAACATATGAAAACTGAAATTCGAATACAACCACCACCGCAGAATAACCCGACGTATCCCGTGCTTGCCATAGCGCTTCCTGAGGAGGGGGGAGAGAAGGACTTAGTTGTGCTTTTCCCAGGCCCAAAGGAGGGCGTTGTTTTGCAATCTTGCCGGGGGTGGCGAGTGGGAGAGCACTGTGAGAGTTTTACGCCGTGCACCCGCCAAGAGAACTGGAGAATTTTGCGTCCCAACGAACAAGTAATTTTGACTAACGGAATTCCAACCACATGATTTGGCTATGCCCCTAGTCACCGTCGACGCAAAACCCCGTAACCCCCATCAGGACATCAACAAGCTCCCGTTTGGATTCTACATGATGGCGCTGCACCCTCACTCCGAGCCCATTCCGGTCGTGGTGGGCTACAACAGCAGCGGGCGCAACATCGCCGTCAGTCTGGAAGACCCGGAGAATTCGCTCCCATCGTCACGAAGATTCAAATCGACCCAAAGATTTCATGAAAGTTTTCGTCTACCTGCGGGTCTCCACCAAAGAACAGCTCGACGGCGGCGGCTTCGACCGCCAACACGCTGCCGCGAAAGCATTATGTGCATCCCGCGGGTGGACAATTTCTCGGGTCTTCAAGGACCAACAGAGCGGGGGCACCGAGTTCGAGAACCGCGCCGGGCTGCACGAGATTTTGTCTCTGGCCGGCGAGAAGAACGCACTGGGAATTGACACGGTGGTGGTTGAAGACGCCACTCGCATTGCGCGCGACCTGATGGTGCAGGAAATCTTTTTGGCCGAGTGCAGGAAGAGGGGCATCAAGATTTACGCAGCCGACTCCGGCAACGAACTCGTCATGGACGGGGGAGACCCGGGGCGCGTGATGATTCGACAGATTTTGGGTGCAGTGGCCCAGTGGGAGAAGTCGATGATTGTGATGCGGCTTCAGGCTGGCCGGCGCACTGTGAAGAGGCAGACGGGAGAGCCGTGTGGAGGCCCCAAGCCCTACGGACAGACCCAGGCGGAGCGCGCCGTTATCGCTGACATCTGGGCGATGCACAAGAAGCAAATGTCTTTGTGGAAAATCTGCAAGCAGCTACAGGAAACTGGATTTCCCCCGCCTGCCGGCGGACCGTTCTGGTCGCGGCAGACAATCTGGAACATCATTCGACGGGAGACCGACCGACGACAAAAGAAAGATAACACCGATGAATCTGAAAGTTGAAATCGCACAGGAAGAAATCCACACACTGCTCACCGAGGCAATGGCCAAGAGAATCGGCAAGCCCGTTGAAGGCGTGACGCTCGTGGTCAAACAGAAGCAGGATTTTCGCGGGGACCCGTTCGGGTATGAGGTCTCTGCCGTCGCCTTTATCGGGGAGGGGCGCACATGAGTCGCCTCGTCAGAATCAAAAAGAGGGACCGCGAGCTGTGGCAGTATGTGTGCGAGACGCTCCACACCTACGCCGACAACTTCGACTTGAAGTTGAAGAAGGTCCGGCCCCTGAAGAAAAAGTGGCTCGGGCTCTACGTGGGCTCCTGCTCCAAGCGCGGCATCCTCCGCCTGTCGGTGCGCGACGCTGATGGCGAACTCTTGGAGGCTTACAGTCTCATCGACTTGATGGCTCACGAGCTGGCGCATCTCCGCCACCAGAAGCATTCCAGCAAGTGGTTCGAGCTGCATTTTCACATCCTCGACCTCATGCGGGTGAGCGGGGTGTATCGCGACCTCCGGGAGATTCTTGGAAAGAAAACCGTATGAGAAAATCCGCCGCCCACCAAATCGAACGCGAGTTTGACCAGAAGTGCAAAACGAATGCGCTGTTCAAGGAATACGTCGAGCTGCACCCGGACAACTCGATGGAGGAACTCCTGGCCGGCTGGGCGTGGGTCCAGAAGCTGATGGAGCGAGTGATTCAGCGCACCATCCGGGACTTGACATGTGCGCCTCCCGCGCCTACCTTTCCGCCGTCGAGAGAACGCTAATATGACGACCACAAAAATCATCACCGCCCCAAACGGCTCGCTCATGCGCGCCGCCCACATCGTCTCAGTGTCCCCGTTGTTCGAGTCACCCGACCTGGGCACCGACGCCTTCGCCGTCTACACGGTGGGCAGCGAAGAACCCTTCGTTTTCGCAGCGCCTGATAAGGGCGCAGGACGAAAGAACGCAGACGCGCGCAAGAAGGAGACCGCCGCGCTCCACCAGCAGTTCATCGACCAATGGATTGTAAGTCTCGATGGCTCGCCATACTTCAAGAACTGACAATGGGTGACAAACCGCTTCCACTCGGCGTGGTGCCTCGCGGTGCTGTGCCCGACGAACCCACTCCGCAGTGGGTGTTGGAAGCGATTCGTCGACGCCAGTCAGAACCGCTTGTAAATCCAAACAAGCCGGCAGAGTTTGATAACCGCGGAAAACCAAAGAACAGAACACCAAGACCATGTTTTCCCTCGCTACCATCCAAAGAATGAACAACGCCGTTGAGGCACGAAAGGCTCGTCGCCGCGCGCGTGCTCTCAACGCGAAAAACAAGAAGCACCCGAAGAACGCGGAGAAGACGGGACATGTCGAGACAACCGATTCGATGTTATGAAACGCTACGCGCTTTTCACCTCGATGGATTATGAGGCCCGTGGAGGCTGGTCCGACCTCGACGGAACTTTTGACGCTGTCGAAGAGGCGCAGGAGCACGCGAGGGGGCGTATGCTCAACGAGCGTTACCAAGTCGTCGACCTCCGCGCCGACTCCGAGGAAAACGCGGTCGTTGTCGATTGGGGGCAAGAGTTGTATCAAGAACTTGGATATGACTATAACGACCTGATTTCTGGTCGCGCAAGCGATGAGACCGGGAGGGATTAGCATCAAGCACATTCAGTTGTTCGCCACGCTTTGACTTTTTCTGATTTGCGGAATTTGTTTCGCGTATGCCAACCACCATCAACCTGTCCTGGCCCGCGAATCCCGCGAGCGAGGGAGTTCAAAAATACCAAGTGTTCGAATCCGTCAACGGCGGACCGTTCAACTTCAAGACCGACGTGCTCACGCCCGCACTTCAGATTCTCAACCCCGCGCCCGGCCACTATCAGTGGCAGGCACGCGCTGTGAATTTTGTCGGGAACGGCCCGATGGGTCCAATCGCCGAAGGCCCGGATATTCCGACCGCGCCCGGGACAATCACGGTTCAGGTCGTCAACTCCTGAATTGACACAGAGCACCTGGGCGGGATATGTTCAGGTGTTCGCTCTTTGAAATAATTTGCGGAGAGAATGAGATTCAAGTCGGTCTCATAAGCCGACCTCCGGTGGTGCGACTCCACCTTCCGCAACCAAACTAGTTCTGCGTTGAGCGCAGAGCTGCTGTTCAAGTCAGCCGCCAGGGCCGCGATAGTGTCCACCAATATTCCGGGGTAGGCGGGGTGTTTAGGCCGCCACTCAAAAGATGCACGTCATGCACGCCCGGATTTCGACAGCGCTGGAAACCCGGGTAAAGTTCCCGGCATCCCTCGGGATGTCGTCTAAATCAGGACACCAGCCATTTTTGTTGAGACGGGGTTTCGCGAAGTCGCGGATGTCCCGCGCCCGAAAGGACGCATGGCCCCGCACCAGCTCGACAATCGGCGGCTGTCAAGGGAGCACGCTTGGTCGGCAGGGGATGGACGGTGAACAACCGCCCCGAATTAGAGGAAAGCCGATAGCCCAAGTCTCGCCCAAGAAGACGCCACGGGTGAACGTCCGCCCAGTAGTGTGAGTCCCCTTCCAAAGGGATAGCGAGACGTGACTAGGGGAGAGACCCTGCCAATTTTCTGATGCAACCAGAAGACAACAGGCCGCGATGCAGTCAACACGGCAAGCGGGGAGACTCGGAGGGTGCATCAGCCGGCGAATGGTTCAATTCTCTGAGAAGGGAGTCCGGGAACCCGCCAAGGTGTGCAACGTCGCACTGCCCAGTCGAACTGGCCTAAAACTCCCCCGCTTATTTCTTCTCACTGAGTTTGGGCAATCTCCCCTTGAATGGGGACAATCCCCGGGCGAAGTGATGGGTCCCATGAGGGTAGGAAACCTCGTCTGGCCCGAAACGCAGACGGCTCCCGCGTAATGAGAGCCGTGCAATTTGGGACGCAAGGCAGCCCGCGACGGCGGACGGGGCGGAACATTCCAGAACCGTGAGACCAAAGCAAGCAGCGGTGCCTCCGCTGCTCCGGTAGAAACCCGGCGTGTAGGGTCCCGAAAGCATCCACCAATTTTGCCCTAGGTAGGTCCGCGGTATAAGTCCGCACCGTGAAAGTAACGGATGTGACGTTGGGTGCCTTAAGTAAACCCAACGGAGGCTCGTGAAGAGTAGCGAAGTGAAGGAGGTTCGTTTCCTCTCGGGGCACCAATTTTGGTCGCTGGGTAGTTTAACGGCAAAACGTGGTGCCTGAAACGCACAAGATGCAAGGTTCGACTCCCGCCCCGGCGCTCCATTTCCCCGGTTGACTTTTCAGCCGGGGGGCCATTTCTTTCGGTAGCCATTATGCCGAAAGAAATCACCGCACACGACCCTCGGTCCTTCAGCGACGAGGAAGACTACCGCAAAGCCGAGATGGGCAAGGGAGCCTCCAGCAATCCCTCTGGTCCCGACCCGTCCACCAAGCCCAAGGGCAAGTTCAACGAGGACTACGACACCGCCAAGCCGGGTTTCGTCACCAACACGTAATCCTGCCATGCGTGCAATCGTGGTAGCCGGCGGCAGCGGTTTTGTGGGCCGCGCCTTCGTCGAGTTTCTAGCCAAGCGGAACCACAAGAACGTCCGCGCCGTGAGCCGCGCCACCGGGCACGACCTCCGCGACCCAGCGGTTGCGCTCGAAGTCTGCAAGGACGCCAGCACAGTTTTCAATCTCGCAGCGCAAGTCGGCGGCATCGGCTACATCGGCAAGCACGATGTCGACTGCCTTCTCTCTTCCCTCATCAACACGAACCTTCTTCGCGCGTGCGAGGCTCACAAGGTCACCCGCTACTTTTTTGCGTCGTCTTCTTGCGTCTATCCCGACGGCGGGTCCATGCGCGAGAGCAACGCTCTCCCGGCGAATCCAGGGACCGGCTATGGCTGGGAGAAAATTTTCAGTGAGCAGATGTGCCTCGCCTTCGACAAGGAGAAGCGAGTCCCCTGTTCCATCGCGCGCTTTCACACTCTCTACGGACCCGGCGACGTTCGGCCCGGTGGGCGCGAGCACGTCATCGAAGCTCTCTGCAAGAAAGTCATCGCGGCCAAGCTGAGCGGCATCCACGAAATTTCAATCTGGGGTGACGGCTCACAGACTCGTAGTTTTCTGCACGTCCGGGATTGCGTCGAAGGGATTTACCGAATCGCGAGTTCTGGCGTGTCCGGCCCGCTGAACTTGAGCAGCCCCGAGTCCTTCACGGTCAATCAGCTCGTGGACATGCTCGAAGACATCGCCGGAATTAAGCTCGAACGATTCTACAATAAATCAGCGCCCTCGGGAATCATACATAAGATGACCGAAAACACGGCGCTTCGCGCCGCACTTGGATGGGAGCCCTCGACTCCTTTTAAGGACGGCTTGCTAGAAACCTATCAGGACCTTTTGGACCGGACCATGAAAGACGAAGTCTGGCAAACCTCGGCCATTCAAACGCGATGAAGACCGAGATGAATCCCTACACGCTGGTGAGCTGCCACGGATACTACGGAGACTCCGCGCAAATTCGCGGGATGCTCCGATACCAAGAGCATCATCAGGCCCCTCTCATCATCGTCTCTCCGGTTGATGCCCCAATCAAAGTCATGGGCCCGCACATCTGCCGATTCGCCGGCAAACGGCAATACATCGGACAGCTCTCATTGGACCGGCAGTTCGCGCAACTGCGTGTGCTGCTCGAATACCCGTTCGAGTTCTTCCTCGCCAACGACTCCGACTCACTCTGCATCTCTCCGAAGATTCCCGAGTATCTCTACAAGGACCCGCTCAACTTTTGGTCCAACGAAGTCAGCGACCTGATGCACCAGCGCAAGCCCGGATACAAGTGGCCTCGCCTCGCGTTTCAGCCCCCTTACTTTTTCTCGCGCGAGATTCTCGAACGGATGATTAAGACCGAGGGCACCTTCGAGACCGACATGCAGACGCCCTTCATTGACTGGTTGATGATGGCAATCTGCGTGGCCGGCGACATCCCGCACAAAAATTTTCGAGACGGTGTGAGCTGTCCGACCTCTGACCATCATAGCCGCCGGCACATGGTCAATCACATTGTTCAGCGCGGTGCCGTGATGTTGCACTCCGTCAAGACTCCGCTCGCACTTCAAGAAATGGTTTCAGCCCGCCATCAATACAACCGCGTTCGCGGAAACGGGATTCGTTTGTGACATGCCCATCCCCGCAGAGACTCGAAGCTTGGTTCGAAAAGTGGCTGACCTCCTGCACCAGGAGCAGCCAATCGAAGCCGCACGTCTGGTAGTCAAGAACGCCGGACGCAGCGACCCCATCAACAACAAGACGGACGCCTTCGGCGTTCTCACTCCGCTGCTTCACTACTGCCTGAACAACGAGGGCATGGTGGAAGCCGCGCAGTTGCTGTGGAGCCCCACGCTTTTCACCCCCGAGCCGGAGTCCACCAAGCGCGTCTGGCGAGCGTTTGACACTGATGATTTCATCCTGCTGATGGGCGCTGCGTCCATGTCCAAGTCCTACTCAATGGGCGTCCGTCTCATGCTCGAATGGATTCGCGACCCACAGTTCACCACGGTCCAGGTCATCGGCCCCTCTGAGAATCACCTTGAAGACAATCTTTTCTCGCACCTCGTCGAACTTCACCGCAGCGCCACCATCCCGTTGCCCGGGGTGGTCGGGAAACTTTTCATCGGCATCGACCCCCGAAAGCGCCGCGGCGCAATACGGGGAGTTGTGGTTCCACTGGGAAAGAAAGCCGCAGGACGAATCCAAGGAACCAAGCGATTCAATCGCACCAAGCCCCACCCCATTTTCGGCACTCTTAGCCGGATGTTCGTGTTCCTGGATGAAATGGTGAACATCCCGAAAGGGATTTGGAAAGATATCGACAACGTCCTGGCTAACGCGCAGGGCGACCACGGTCTGAAAGTCATCGGGGCCTTCAACCCGACGGACCCGCAGGACGAGGTGGGTCGGCGCTGCGAACCGCCCGGAGGATGGACCAGCTTCGACCCCGACGCTCTCTTCGATTGGCATTCTACGCGGAAGTGGCGAGTTGTCCGACTCGACGCGAAGTTTTCCGAGAACGTGCAGGCGGGCAAAAAGATTTTCGAGGGCTTGCAGACAAAGGAGGGCTACGACCTCATCATCAGCAACTCGGGCGGCTCAGACTCGCCCGGCTACTGGACGATGGCGCGCGGATGCTTTCCGCCCACTGGCGTCACGATGGCGGTGTTGCCCGGCGGGATGCTCAACAAATTCAAAGCGGAGTTCATCTGGCTCGAAACGCCCGAAGAAGCCGCCGGCATCGACTTGGCGCTCCAAGGAAAGGACTGCGCGTATTTCGCGAAGGGGAAATTCGGCGTGGCCGCGGGAATCAAAATCCCGCCGTCGCTCGACGCCCCGAATGGAATCACCGTCTTCTTCAAGAATCGAGTCGGGCACAATACCCCGCGGTGGGCCCTCCAACTCGAAGCGCTGTTCAAACTCCCCAAGGCGGACACGCACGAAATGGCGGAGCTGATTGTTAAACTCTGCCGCCAACTTTTCATCAAGCCTGCCTGGGTGTGCATGGACCGCACCGGAAACGGCCAGGGCGTCTACGATATCGTGAAATACATCTGGTCCGGCGAGGTCCAGGGAGTAAACTACTCCGAGAAAGCGTCGGACAGGAAAATCATGGTGGAGGACACGAAGACGCCCGAAGAACTTTATGACCGCGTGCAGACGGAGCTGTGGTTCCTGATGCGGAAGATGATTGAGTTCGACTACGCGAAAGCGCTCCCGTCGATGGACCTGACGGAACTCATCCCGCAGCTCTCCACTCGTTGGTATCGGGCCACGGGGAAAATCTGCAAGGTGGAGACGAAGGAGGACTATCGCCTCCGCAATCAGGCGCTGTCTCCCGACGAGGCGGACGCGGTGTCGTTGCTTTTTCTCGGCGCGCGAAATGCGGCTGGCGTGACCTTCGGCATGACGCCGGAGAACACCTCCGCGGACGGCTACGACGAGGATGATACGAGTGAGAACTATCGCGTGGACGTGACAAACCGATTTGAGGAACTTCCGGAGGACCCATAATATGCCCCACACAACCGAAGAGAAGAGGCTGCACGCCAATCGCAAGTATCACGAGGACCCCGGGCATCGCGCAAAACTTCTTGCTGGGATGAGGGAGTATGGAGCTAGGCCAGAAGTCCGCGCTCGTCGCAAGGACTACAACTACGCGTATCGAATTCAACGTGAATACGGGCTGACACCGAACCAAGTCAAGGAGATGTCGGACAAGCAAAATGGGCGATGTTTGATTTGTGGCGAGGCCAAGCGCCTTGTGATTGACCACGACCACGTAACTGGAAAAGTTCGAGGCCTGCTGTGTCATCGTTGCAACACCTGTCTTTCCGAACACGAGAACCCTCAGTGGAAAAGGGCGGCTGATGCCTACCTTGAAAGGAGTAGAAATGCCTCTGTCGATGAATCCTAACCTCTGGCCGGATGGCGGCTGGTGGTTCAAAGACGCTGAAGGAACGAAGCACAAGGCCAGCAGTTTTCCTGCGCTCGTGAAAGTCCTGATTGAGTATCGCCAACGTCGCGCGCAGGACATCGGCAACCCGGAACTGGAAATCCTGACGCAGCTTTGTGGCCGCAATCACGGCTTCTGCAAAAACACCAGCGGCCCCAACCCCATTCCCGCGAGCCCGGATGGGAACATGATGGCGAAAATCATGAACTTCATGAGCTGGCTCATCCAGGAAAAGCGACTGGGCCACATCCGACTCATCGACCGAGCGGTTGCGCTCGCCCGCGCGAACATCTGCGCGCGTTGCCCGCGCCAGCGGAGCCTCCCCACGAGCTGCGGGAGCTGCAAGGCCAGCGTTGCGACCAGTCGGAGAGGCATCCTCGACGGGCAGGACCCAGTCCACCAGGGCATCGCCGTGTGCTCGGCTCTCAATGAAGATGTTTGCACGGTGGTTCACCTCGCCGTTCCGCAGCGTCACGACGAAAGCTTGCCGGCGGAATGCTGGCGGAGGAACTGCTGATGGTCTTCCCGAACCCATTTCGAGCCGCAGCCGCCCTCTTTCGAGTGGTGGTGTGCTATTTCTCAGGGGACCACGCCTTTGTGTCGGGCCGCGTGCTCGCAAAACGTCGCCGGGCGTGCAACCGATGCTTCTGGCGAGACCCCGGAACCAACCAGTGCCGGAAATGCACCTGCTTTTTGGGCATCAAACAGCAACTTTCCACGGAAAAATGCCCGATTGACAGGTGGTAGAACCCCGAACCTATTGCAGTAGCTATGCCAATGAGTCAAGATGTCGGCTATAACGGCGACACACAGGGCGCGGTGAGCCCCCCAGACGTTTCCAAGGGCCTGAAACCCCGCAATCGCGCCATCAAGAACGCGACCCAGGCCAAAAACATCATCACTTCCCTCGAAGTCAATAACCGCCATCGCAATATCAAGAATGCGCGCATCATGGCGAAGTATAATTCGGAGCGACCTTACACGCACGACGCTCTGAAGCAGGACGGGCTCGACTGGAAAAGCAATTTCACCACGAAACCTCTGCCGATGCTCATCGACAAGGTGGCTCCGCGGTTCGTTTTGTCGATTCAGTCGATGAAATACCTGACGAACGCCCATTTTCCCGACGACCTTCCCGGCGCGGACAAGAAAACGGAGGCGTTCCGGCGTGAACTCACGAATTTGGTCCGTCAGAAGCCCGGTTGGAACAACTTGCTCACGGAAGTCGCGCAGGAGAATGCACTTTTTGGCTTCTGCTCCGTCGGTTGGCTCAATCGCTTCGAGTGGTTCCCGAAATTCGTGCGCCAGGACGAGTTTTTCGTCCCCACGGGCACCAAGCAGCACTCCGACAGCGCACAAATCGTCGTGCTCAAGGAGAAATACCTGATTCACGAGCTGTTTGGGCTGATTTCGGACAAAGAGGCCGCGGAAGTTGCCGGCTGGGACATCGAAGAGACGGTTGAGGCAATCAACAACGCGGTTCCCGAAGACCGGCGCTCAAAATACTCGAATTGGGAGCGCCTCTACGAAGATTTGATTCGCGAGAGCAACGTCGGCATCTCCCACGAGCAGGGCGCGCGTATTATCGAGACGTGGCATCTTCTCGCTCGCGAAACCACCGGCAAAGTCACGCACTACATCTACACGGCGAACACCTTCAAGGAACTCTACTGCAAGGAAGACAAGTTCGACAACATGTCGGACGCCACCTCCTTCTATTCCTTCCAACACGGAAACGGAACGCTGCACGGTTCGAAGGGAATCGGGCGCGAGATTTATTCTCTCGCCGCGATGCTCGACCGCACGCGCAACGAAGTGGCCGACCGGCTGAATCTCAGCGGCAAGCTCGTCATCCAAGGCGACGAGAAGGCCCTGAAGAAATTCCGCATGAGTGTTGTCGGCAATACGATTCTCATCGGCAAGGGCTACGAAGTTCTCGACCGAAAAATCGAAGGAGAGGTTGAACCCTTCCTCCAGCTCGACCAGTTTCTTACCAGCCTGCTTGACCAGATTGCTGGTGCCACGACCCCGCGCGTGTTCGAAGGCGAACGCGTGACCAAGGCGCAAGTGGATTTCTTCGCCCAGCGCGAAAGCGAATCCAAGGATAACATCATCGGACGATTCCTGAATCAGTTCGCCGACATGATGACAACCATTCAGAAACGGGCCTGTGACCCGAACACGAATGAGGCGGACGCTCTCGACATGCAGCGCCGGCTTTTGCTGGTGATGTCGCGAGAAGAACTGGACCATATCGCTGCCCAGCGCGTCGCCGAGACGGTCCGTGATTATACCGACCTCGAACGTCAGCAAATCATTCTCATCGCGCAAGAGGCCCGCGGCAACCCGCTTTACAATCAGAAGGAACTCGAACGCCGGAAACTCACCGCGCAGATTGACGAAGAGTTCGCCAACGCCGTGCTGCTCCCCGACAACGACCCGACGGTGCAGGCGGAACAGAGCCGGGCGCAGATGACCGAGCTGGACCAGATTGTTCGTCTCCAGACGCAGATTCCTGTCTCGCCGCGTGACGACCACATGATTCATTTGCAGCTCATGATTCCGGCTCTCGAATCCACGGCGCAAGCGGTGGTCCAGGACCCCACGCAAGTGGAGACTCTGAAGGCCCTTCTCTCGCACGCGACCGCGCACTTCCAACTGGCGACGCAGGCCGGCGTGGACAAGAACGAACTCGCCCCCATCGGCCAGCTTTTGGACCAGCTCACCAAGGCCCTGCCTGAACTCGAAGCCAACGCCCAAGAGCACGCCGCGACCTCTCAGCAAAGTGTGGGCAACCAGCTTGCCGCAACCGTCGACCAAACCGGCGGGCTGCCTGACATTCAGTCGGGCGCAGCTCCGCAGCTACAACCATCATCCGTGCAATGATTATCCTCGCCCCGAAAACTATCGTCTGGGAATCTGAAGACGCCGCGCGTCTCAAAGACTTTTTGAACTCCCCCACCGGAGCCCGCGTGCTTCAGGTCCTCGCTGTCGGGACGCCTGAGCTTCTCGACGGGTCCCACAAGAACAAAACCCTCGTGGCCTCTGGCGCTGTCGCCGGATACCAGGAAGCGGTCAACACAATTTTCAAGCTGACTTACGAGAATCCGAACGAGCCCATCGTTCCTCCGACGACCTCCGACAACTATAAATCCCTGGACGACGACGCGGCCTGGGTGGAGGAAGACAAGAAGCTTGACAAACCGACAGAAACAGCAACCTCTTGAGTGCAGTTAAACTACGAACCGTGCTATGGCTGACAACACCAACCTCCCTGAACTTTCGTCTATCCCCCCGGGCGTAGACATCAAACCTGACAACGCGGCTATCGCCGACACCGG